CCGGGGACTACACCGCGGGCGTCCTGCTCGGCGCCGAGACGGCACTCGGGCCGTGGTACGTGCTCGACGTCAAGCGCGGGCAGTGGGGGCCGGACGAGACCGATAAAGAGATCAAACTGACGGCCCAATTGGACGGTCGCCAGGTATCCATCCACGGGGCCATCGACCCCGGCAGTGCGGGCAAGCGCGACGCCGCCGCCATCACCCGGATGCTCGCCGGCTACGACGTGACGACGGAAAGAGTGACCGGCCCGAAGGAGTCGAGGGCGCGCGGCTTCGCCGCCCAGGTGAACGCCGGCAACGTGGTGCTCTTGGAGGCCGCCTGGAACGGCGCCTTCGTGGAGGAGCTGCGGACCTTCCCGAGCGGGACGCACGACGATCAGGTGGACGCCGCCGCCGACGCCTTCGCCGCCCTGACCGTGCCGGCGCCCGGCAAACCGGCCGCGGCGGCCGGAAAGCAGGCGGAGACGGCGAAGGTCTACACCCCGGGACTGCGATAGAGGAACCGATGGCGCGAAAACCCAGACAACCGAGTGATGCGCCGGAGGCCACCGCCGCCATCACCTCCGAGGTGGTCATCGCCCCTGCGCCGATCCCGAACCCGCCGCACGGCCCGGGCGCCGAGAACGTCACGTCGCCCTACGGCTCCTCCCTGTCGCTGCCCTCCGGGATGGACCGGCCGCTGACGACCAGGCTCTCGGCCGACCCGCGCCAGGAGTACGTCAGCCGCCAGGGCCTGACGACGGCCGCCTTCTTCGTCGAAACGCTCTCGCCGTCGATCGACGACATCGAGGCCGAGTTCGGGGCCGACCTCTACGAGCGGATGGTCACCGACCCGCAGGTCGCGGGCGAGGTCAACGCGCTGATCCTCTCGGCGCTCTCCGGACAGGTCCTTCTCACCGCCGCCCTGGAGCCGCCGCCGGGCGAGGAGCCGACGCCCGAGCGTAAGGCCGCGTACGATCGCGCCGAGGCCGTCCGCGCCTTCTGCCAGTTCAACCTGGACCACCTGGCGACGCCGCTCCTGCCCTGGCTCTTCGACATGGCCCGCGCCGTGTATCTGGGCCACCGGGTATCGGAGGTCGTCTACCGGGACGGCACGTACACCGACGCGGCAACGGACGAGACGCTCCCGGACGCGCTCCTGCTGGACCGGCTGAAGATCAAGCCCTGCTACTCGTTCGCCTTCGTCGTCGACACGCGGATGAACCTCGTCGGCCTGGTGGTCAACCTCGCCGGCCGGGTGACGACGCTGCTCACCCCCGTGGTCTTCGACCCGACGAACGCGCCGAACCTGATGCCGCCGGACAAGTTCGCCGTCTATTCGTTTCGGCCGAAGGAGGGCGACCCGCGCGGCACGTCGCTCCTGCGGGCCGCCTACAACGCCTGGTGGCTCAAGCGCCGGACCCTCGAGGAGCGGCACAAGTTCCTGGTCAACGTCGCGGGCGGCCCCCTCTTCGGAACGACCGCCGAGGGCGCGCAGGACGCCGAGGACGGCACGACGCCCGAAGAGGCGATGGCGAACACGCTCGCCACCGTCCGCAACGGGACGTCCGTCGCCTTCCCGGCCGGCAGCACCGTCGCCCCGGTCTACCCGGCGACCAACGACGGCGCGGCGTTCGCCAAGGCGCTCGCCGACCTGAACATCGAGATCAGCAAGGCGATCACCAGCCAGAGCCTCGCCACGAACGAGGGGGAGCACAACGCCCGCGCCGCCGCGGACAACGCCAAGAACGTGCTCGACCTGATCGCCGAGGAGATCGAGCAGGACCTGGCCGGCGTGCTGAAAGGCGTCCTGAAGGTCCTGGTGGAGGTGAACTACCCGCCCCAAGACTGGGAGTACGTGCCGAACGTCAGTCTGTCGCAGGCGGAGGAGGCGGACCTCGCGCCGGCCGCCGCCGCGTTCAGCCAGGCGATGCAGGCCGGCATCATCCAGAAGGCCCAGCTTCCCTACGTCTGGAGCAAGCTCGGCCTGCCGGTCATCTCCCTCGACGAGATGGACCCCGAACCGGCGCCGATGCCGATGCCGGGGGAGACGGGCGACAATGGCGACACCGGGCCGAAGAAGGCCGGGTTTTCCTGGTCCGTAAAAAAAAAGTACGCTTCGATTCGGAGCCGGTAGAGCCGGCCGTTAGCGACCTCTACCGCGCGGCCGACGACCTCCGGCGCCGCCTGAGAGCCCGCGAAGACCGGGCCGTCGCCACGCTCGCCCGCCGCTGGGGACGGGTGGAGAAGGGACTCACCCGCCGCCTCGCCGCCCTGATGGCACGCATGGAGGAGGCGCAGGCCGCCGGCATCCACCCTAACCAAGCGTGGCTGCGGCAGGAGGAGCGCTACCGCGACCTGCGGGACCAGGTGCGCGCCCTGCTCGCCGACTACGCCGCCGCCGCCGAGCCGACCGTCGCCCGGACGCAGCGGGGCATGGTCGCCGAGAGCCTGCGGGCGACGCCACACCTCGCCGCCGTCGCCGCCGGCCCCGTCCCGGACGGAGCGACGCTCGCCCTCGACTGGAACCGCCTGCCCCGGGAGCGGATCGAGAGCCTGATCGGCTTCGCCGGCGACGGCAGCCCGCTCAGGACCCTCCTGGATTCGTTCGGGCGTGAGACCGGCGACGCGCTGCTCGATACGCTCATCAATGGCATCGCGGCCGGCGAGGGGCCGCGGGAGATCGCCCGGCGCTTCCGGGCCGAGGCGGCGGTCGGCAGGGCACGCGCCGAGAACATCGTTCGCACGGAGAGCCTGCGGGCGGCGAGAGAAGCCCAGCGGCTCACCCTGGAGGAGAACGCGTCGGTCGTGACCGGCTACCGGCGATTATCGGCTCGCGATAATCGTGTATGCGCCGCCTGTTGGGCGCTGGATGGCAAGGTATACCCCACATCCGAACGGTTCCCGAGCCATCCGTCCTGCCGCTGCGTGATGGTCCCCGTCCTGAAGAGTTGGGCCGAGATCACGGGCGACCCCCAGATGGGGGACACCCGGCCCGACCCGCCGACCGGCCCCGAGGTGTTCGCCGGCCTCTCCGACGCCGAAAAGCGGGAGATCCTGGGACCGGAGGGGTACGGCCTGCTCCAGAGCGGCGAGGTGAGTCTGGAAGACTTCGCCCACGCGACCCATTCGCCGCAGTGGGGGCCGGGCGTGCGGGCGGCGACCATCCAGCAGGCACGGGCGAACGCCGCCGCGAGACCCTTCTGAGGAAAACCATGCCAACCCTCTTTGCGGAGAACCTGACCAAGGCAGAGCGTGAGGCGATCTCGATCGACGACTTCGCCGACCCGGACAACCGGAAATACCCGATCCGGAGCCAGCGCGAGCTCGATGCCGCGGCCCGCCTCATCGGCCGCGCGCCGGCCAGTAAGCAGGCGGCGATCAAGGCACGGGCGATCCGTATCGCGAAGCGCAAGGGGCTGTCCCTGCCCGACTCCTGGAAGGCGTCCATGTCGGCCACGTTTGCCGCCGCCGACCTGAACGACTCGCAGGTGCGCGACCTCCTCGCCGCCGCGCTCGCCGAAGCCGCCGAAGGCGAAGGGAATCGCTGCGTCATCCAGGACGTCAACCGGGCACAGGGGACGTTCACCTACCGGGAGTACGATCCGGAGAGCTACGGCTACCAGGACGAGCTGTACCAGGCGACGTTCGAGATCGGCGACGATTACACCGTCACCCTCGGGGAAGGGCAGGAGGTCATCCAGACCAGCCGCTACGAGCCCGCACCAAGGGATGAAGAGGACGCGGCCGGGATGTCTCGCACCGTCCACCTGGCCTACTTCGCCCTCGGTGAACGGGCGACGGCCGAGGGCGCCTACGTCGTCCGCCGGGGCAAGGTCTCCGAGACGGGCAGCTACCCGGACAAGAACATCGCCTTCTCGTCCGACGACTTCGACGCCGCCGTCTCCGACTTCGCCCCCGTCCCGATGGACTCCGAGCACGAAGCCAGCCTCTTCGACGGCGCGTTAGGCACCCTGCGCCGCGTCTGGCGCCAGGGCAAGGAGCTCTGGGGCGAGATCGCCGTTCCGAAGGAGCTCGACGCGCTCTTCACCAAGAACGGCATCGCCCGCCGGGTCTCCCTCACGTGGGACCGGGCGACCAAGCGCATCATCGGCTGCGCGTGGGCCAAGTACCCGCGCGTGAGTGACGCCGCCGTCTTCTCCTCTGTACGTGACAACCTACCGACGACCGCCGCCGAACGCGGCAAAAGGAGTGTGACCATGAGTTTCATGGACAAGCTCAAAGCCTTGTTCAAGGCGGAGGGCATCGACATCGATTCCGAGGCGCCGGATCCGGGCGCCTCGTCCGCCTCTGACGCGCGCTTTTCCGCCCTGGAGAAGCAGATCGCCGACCTGACGGCCGCCCTCACGGGGCAGAAGCCCGCGGAAAAGCCCCTGACCATGCCCGCGGACGCCCGCGCGGCCTTCTCGGACGAGACCATCGCCCGCAAGGCGAAGGAGTTCGCCACCGAGGCCATCCGGCGCCGCCGCGCGACGCCGGGCGAGCGTGCGGGCCTGGAAGCCGCCTTCACCGGCGCGATGCAGGCCGACCTCACGGCCGCGCGCTTCAACGACGCGGGCGCCCTGGAGTTCCCGACGGTCAAGGCGTTCACCGAGGCCGTGGCCGCCCGCGCGCCCCACCGCCTGACCGACGACCTGCTGCCCGACCTCCTGGACGGCTCCGACGTCGCCCTGTTCGCCTTCGGCAACGGGTTCGACCCGGACAGCGAGGAGGCGAGCGAGCGGCGCGAGCAGGAGGCGCCCGGGAGCCGGGCCCGCCGCGCCGAGTTCGCCCGCGGCGGCAAGCCCGAGCGGGTGGACGTCAACCCGGCGAGCGTCTATGCCGGCATCAACGCCGCCGTCAAGAACGGGAAGGGGGGATAAGCCATGCCCACGTTCAAGCAAGAGGGCGTCCAGGCGGGGGCGTTCCTCCTCTCCGAATGGGACAGCGACAACAGCCGCGAGACCGTGCGCCTCAACTCCGGCACCGCCGGGGTGCGGGTCGGCACGATGGCCGCGATCTTGACGACCAACAACGAGGCCGTGAACTACGTGCCCGGCGGCGCCAACGGCGCCGGCACCCTCTACGGCATCTTCTACGACACCTACACCAACCCGCCCGCCCTCGGCACGGCCCCCCAGAACGCCGTCGTCGTCGTGCGCGGCGCCGTTGTCAACGCCTCCGAACTGGACTGGAACGGCATGGCCGCCCCCCAGATCGCGACGGCCAAGACGAGCCTGAAGAACCTCGGCATCATCGTGAAGGAGGATGTGTAAGCGATGCCACACCTCGACGTATTCAACGGCAACGCCTTCAGCCTCCTCTCGCTCACGGCGGCCGTCAACAAGACCCTGTACGTCCCCGGCCGGATCGAGCGCATGGCGCTGTTCAACAGCCGGGGCGTCGCCACCACGGACATCGACATCGAGGAGCGGCGCGGTACGCTCGCCCTCGTGCCGACGACGCCCCGCGGCGCGCCCGGCACCGGCAACGTCCGCGACCGGCGCAAGCTGCGCAAGCTCTCCATCCCGCGCCTGCTCGTGCCAGATTCGGTCTACGCCAGTGAGGTGCAGAACGTCCGCGCCTTCGGGACCGAGAGCGAGACGCAGACCGTCATGGGCGTCCTCAACGAGAAGGTGGACCGCGCCCGCAACAACATCGACGCCACCAAGGAGTACCACCGGGTCGGCGCGATCAAGGGCGTGATCTACGACAGCGACGGCACCAGCCTCATCTACAACCTCTACACCGAGTTCGAGGTGACGCAGACCGTCATCGACTTCGAGCTGGACAACGCGAACACCGAAGTCCTCCTCAAGTGCATGCAGACCCGCCGCGCCATCAACGACGCCCTCGGCGCCGTCCCGATGACCGGCATCTACGCCTTCTGCGGGACGAACTTCTTTGACTCGCTGGTGGCGCACAGCAAGGTTAAGACGGCGTACCAGTACTTCCAGCAGTCCGGTCAGATGAACAATCCCCTCCGGCAGGACCTGGGCTACGTCGGCTTCACCTTCGGCGGCATCACGTTCGAGGAGTACCGCGGCACCGTCGGCGGCGTGGATTTCATCCCCGACAACGACGCGTACGCCTTCCCGCTCGGCGTGCCGAACCTGTTCGAGACGGTCTACGCGCCGGCCGACTACGAGGAGACGGTCAACCAGATCGGCCTGCCCCTCTACGTCAAGACGGCGCCCGACCCCTCGGGCTTCGACCGCTTCCGGCAGGTGGAGATCAGCACCTACCCGCTCTCCTACTGCACCCGGCCGGAGTCGTGCATCCGCCTGACGATCTAACGACGGACGAGACCACGACACAACCGCACTGCCAGGCGGCAGGGGCGGTTTTTTGTTGCCCGGCCCCAAACCGGGCAGTATGCGCGGGGATAGGCAGCGGATAGCAACCGGCGCCGACACGGGGGTGCCCTGGCCCCCTTCCCCGCGCTTCACAGGGAACGCCGCGACAGGGAGGCGGCACTGACCGATGGCACTTCGCATACTTCACGTTTCAAATAGTCCAACTTGCCCAAGTGGATATGGCCAGCAGACGCGCCTGATCGTGCCCCGCCTGAAGGCGATGGGCCACCCGATCGCCATCGCCGCCACCCACGGCGTCGAGTTCGGAGCGACCGAGATCCAGGGCATCCCGGTCTTCCCGAAGTCCCAGTACCGGGGCGACGAGTGGAGCCAGGTGACCGTCGCCCCGTACAGCCGCCTCTGGGACGCCGACATCACCATCTGCTTCCTGGACGCCTGGGTGATGCAGCCCAGCGGCTACGGGCCCGGCGTGCGCAGCGTCGCCCTCTTCCCGGTCGACACCGAGCCGATCGCGCCCAGAGTCGCCCACTCGGCCGCCCAGTTCTGGGACCGCATCGCCTACTCCAAGTTCGGGGCCGCGATGTGCCAGCAGGCGGGCCTGCCCTGCCACTACGTCCCGCACGGCTACGACCCGGCCATCTACTACCCGGAGGACAAGGCCCAGGCCAGAGCGTCCCTCGGCCTGCCGCCCGCCGTCGCCGCCCGCATCGCCGACGCCTTCCTCGTCGGCGTCGTCGCCGCCAACCACGACCTGCCGCCGTCGAGAAAGAACTGGGAGGGGATCGTCGAGGGGTTCGCGCGCTTCTGTTTGGAGCGGCCCGACCTGAACCCCTACCTGTACCTGCACACGCGCCTGAACGGCGGGGTGAACCTCGCGCAGGTCGCCCAGCAGTACGGCATCACCGACCGGATCGTCGCCTGCGACCAGACGCTCTACGAGATGGGCCACGGCGACGCCCACATGCGCGCGACCTACAACGCGCTGGACGTCCTGCTGCTGCCGTCCCGCGGCGAGGGCTTCGGCCTGCCGCTCATCGAGGCGCAGGCGTGCGGCGTGCCGGTCATCACCGGCCAGTGGACGGCGACCGAGGAGCTGTGCTTCGGCGGCGTCCTGATCGCCAAGCCGCTCGCCCGGCGCGAGTACACCGCGCACGGCGCGTTCTGGTACGGGGCGTCCGGCGAGGTCATCGGGCAGGCGCTCGGCCACTTCTGCGACCAGAGCGACCTGTGGCCGACCTGGCGCGAGTGGTGCCTCGAAGGGGTTCAGCCCTACGCCATCGACC